ATATCACTTATTGTAATATTAGTAATAATTATTTATTTAATTAAATAAATAATGAACTTTATAAGACGAATTTGTAATTCAAGAATGGTATACCCATACAAAAAATTCAACGAAATTTCATCAGGTAAACGAGATGGGTATTATTTACACATAAACGTGTGTCACGATTCTAAACGTATATATTTCAACGATTCCATGCCAGAATACGAAAAAACGGATATTTTACCTAAAGTTTTATATACATTTTTGAACACGTATCCAAAATATGTCTTACACTCAGGCGACTAAATGCGTCAGTGACTGAGTCTAAAAAACTATGTCTAAATTAATGACCGACGTGTATACTATGAATTTATCCGACTCCGGTGATGGTATGGTGAATCTAAACAATAATCAATCCACGAATTTTATAGCAAATACACCACCACCGCAGAATAATATCCCGGAAAAAAATATGAGTGAAAATAAACACACAATGGACTCTACACCAATTTCCGATATCATGGGTCAACCAGAAGCACCACTCGAACCACCAATGATGGCTCAAGATCCGAGATTGACACAAATGCAAATGCAAGGACCAATGATGATGGCACAACAACAACCTGTTGTTCAGCAGAAAAAAAGTTCGGGTTCGTCTAAAAGTGAAGGTAACCCCTTCAACTTAACGGATGACCAGTTTCAAGCTCTCGTCGTCGCCGTTTGTACTGCGATAGCGATAAGTAAGCCAGTTCAAGAAAAACTCGCAAACTTCGTACCGTCGTTTCTTAACGACCACGGGAACAGAAGTATAGTTGGATTAGCTTCTACTGGTTTAGTAGCCGCTATTGCATTCTATATTGCAAAAAAATATGTTTAAATTTTATCAGGTATATTCACTTTATGTTTAGAATATACTCTGTATTTTCCTAAAACTAAATAGGCTATTATAACACCTATGGTTATACCTACTCCACGAAGAATAACAAATGTTCTTGTTGTTTGTGGATCTAGACCGTAATCCTTAACATCCGCTTGTATGTCTTTACTTATACCCATAGCAGAGTAAGTTATAACACCGGATACAATAAGTGCTAAAAGTAAAAATATAGTATCTACGTTCAAGTATGACGTAAAATCACTACTTGCTAAAAATACTACAACGATAGGCGTTAAAAATTGCAAAAGTCCAGCTTTTAACCATTCATTTTTTACTAAAGCTGGTGAACTCAAAAGTAGTAAACTTACGTTAAGTAAAACTATTATAAATAATAAATGTTGTGTATAGGCAGTTGCTCCTCTTTCCATTTATATTAATAAATATTATTTATTTATTTATCCTGAATATGTTTACCACAGAATTTAGTAAGCTTTGGTATCTCTTCATATATACCCAAAGAAACACACATTTTTCTGAGTTTTTTAAACTTATCCCAGAATTCTTTGTTGTGAGAATAATTTTCAACCGTACAGTGTGCAAGTTCGTGTAATAAAACGTGGAATATTTCGTTCGGTTCACCCTGTATACACAAACCTATATGTTCTCCCTTGTTAACATTGTACCCTATGTACCCATGTTTTATGGTATGATGCGCCGTTATGGGTATTTGTTTATACAACATTTCAAATTCTTTATTTTCGGTTTCCTTCAAGTGTTCCCTGAGTATTCTGTACCTTTCTCGAACCTCTTTCATTTTCTGAGGTTCACGCGTATTGATAAATAAAAATGTATTTACGATAATCAAAAGTATAGCAATTATCATCGTATCTTATCGTAAACACATAAAAAAAAATTACAATTCACTTTTATATAAATACATTTTTTCGGGTCGTATCTCTGGATCGCCGTACCCCATGGATTTCATAAACTTGTGTACTTCATTATCCTCCGAAAATCCGTGAATTTCTATAAGAAGTGTTGGTTTATGTGATCTAATCTTTTTTTCGGACCCTTTCAAAACCTGTAATTCGTGTCCTTCAACGTCGATTTTAATAAACGACGGAACACCTGTATATATATCATCCAACTTTTGACACGTAACTTTAACAACCGTACCACCTTTATACTTACCCGTTGGTTCGTGTAAACTTGTACCACCATAGTTTATGTGTGTATTTGACTCAGACCCCGTCGAAGGTATATACATGTCAGTTACTTTTTGTTCATCAGATAAGGCACAAGATGCGACAAAAATTGGGTGTCTTAACTGATTTTGTTCCGCGTTCAACTTAACAATTTCGTAATAAACGGGTTCGAAAGAATAAACAGGTCCGTAATCGGAAAAAATCAAACTGTTGTATCCTATATTCGCACCTATATCAAGTATATCGGTGCCCGGTTTATGATATAATCGTACATCTCTTCGCATCCACCCGTCCCATTCGTGACCTCTTGCAATATGCGGACCTATATACTCATCGTTTTGTATAACATTAACGTCATAGATACTACCTTTTACTTTTACTATATCTATACTTACGTCTTCCATTTTATTAGTATACACTAATACTATACCTTTAATTATAATATTTTTATTAGTGTAATATATATGAGTAGTAACAGTAACAATATCAGAAATTGGATTAACTTTAACAGTCAGAGAGCTAATAATATTAATAATAACGTACCAGAATCCTTAAGGTCACTCGGTATAAATAGATTAGATAGGAAATACCTTAATTTATCTAATCAAAATATTACAGAGTTAACTCCTGATATTGGTCTCCTTACAAACTTAAGGTATGTTAATTTGGTAAATAATAAATTAACATCTTTACCAGATTCAATAGGTAACCTTGAAAACTTAAGGCATCTTAATTTGCACATTAATAAATTAACATCTTTACCAGAATCAATAGGTAACCTTAAAAACTTAAAGAAATTTTATTTGGTAAATAATAACTTAAAATCTTTACCAGAATCAATAGGTGACCTTAAAAACTTAGAAGAACTTTATTTAGTAAATAATAACTTAAAATCTTTACCAGAATCAATAGGTAACCTTAAAAACTTAGAAGAACTTGGTTTGCACATTAATAACTTAAAATCTTTACCAGAATCAATCGGTAATCTTAAAAAGTTATATAAACTTGATTTGCGCAATAATAACTTAAAATCTTTACCAGAATCAATAGGTAACCTTAAAAACTTAAAGAATCTTAATTTGTGCAATAATAAATTATCATTTTTACCACTAACAATGAGTAAACTTAAAAATTTATTAGTTCTTGATGTGAGATGTAATCGAAATCTTAAATATATAGATATGAGACTAAAACGTAAAGGTTTAACTGTTTATAGACTTGCAAACACTAAATTTATAGATTATATAAGTTACTTTAAAAACCAAATATCTGTTATAACAGTTAAACGCCCAAATTTACCTTATTTACCTAAAAATATCCGTAAAAAAATTTTAAATATGGTTACAAAACCTCCTACGCACAATAATACTAATAACAATAACAATATAAATAAATCTATTATAAGAGGTAAAAATATCGTCAATTTTGTAGAACCACCTACTAAAAAGCAAAAAGCGGGTAACTCTGCTCAGGGTAGACGTACTAATATAAATAATTCGACTAAAAGAGGAAAATATAACCGTTAAAGGGTCTGATCATTTCCTAAACACGAAACAAAATTTACTATACAAATCCGAAACCGGGTTTCCTTTAAGATCTTCCCATAGTGTTAAAGTAAACCCCAAATCTTCCATGCGTGTAAATAACATGTCTTTATGTGCAATCGGTTCAACCTTTGGTCCATCGGCGTAATACGGTGTATCGGCTAAATGGACGTATAACTTTTCGCCAAAGTTCCCCGAACTCGTTTCTTTCGTTAAAAAGTAGTTCCCGAGATCGTCTCTTACGGGTGTTTTCATGATAATCTTATCGGAATTCGGTACGATTCCTATGAACCGACCCCCGGGTTTGATTCTGTTTTTGATGGCTAAGAGTGACGTTTCGAATAACTGTTTCGATTCGAAAATGTAGTGTAACGCAAAGTTGTAACATACGACGTCGTATTTTCTTTGGGGACACGCAAATATATCACCCTCGTAAAAATTGACGCGTATTTTCATGTTCTTGGCGCGCGACTTAGCCTCCTTGAGTGATTCCGGGTTCGGTTCACACATGCTTATGTTTGCCCCGACGTGTCGCCACTTTTGAAGATCGCCGCCGAAACCACATCCTACATCCAAAATACTGTCGCCTTCGCGGGTAGCCGATTGGATGAGGAGACGCTTGGCCTCGTTATGGTACTTGCGTATCTCCTCCATTTATTTATTTATAGACGTTGTTCTTTTTTAAATGAAGTTAATTCACTAAGGTTAAAAAGAAGAATAGTAAATACTACAAATGAAACCTGTCATTAAATGGGTCGGTGGTAAAACGCAGATTCTCGATACCGTTCTCGAATCGTTCCCTAGAGAAATAGAGAACTACCACGAACTATTCGTGGGTGGAGGGAGTGTTCTCTTTGGTTTACTCGCGAGTAAAGATATTACCGTAAAAGGTAAAGTATACGCGTACGATAAAAACCAAAAACTCATTAACATGTATAGACAAATCCAAACGAACCCCGGGAAAGTACACGACCATTTACTCGAACTCTTTACCACGTACGATACGCGAACCGGTACGGAAGTAAACCGTAAACCGGAAACTGAAGAGGAAGGTTTAACATCGAAGGAAAGTTACTATTATTGGGTACGTAAAAAGTATAACGAACTCGTACCCACTACACCTGTACACGCGGCAACACTGATTTTCCTAAACAAAACGTGTTTTAGAGGTGTATATAGGGAAGGTCCTAACGGGTTTAACGTACCGTATGGACACTATAAAACTACACCGTTAGTGGTATCACTAGACGAGTTAGTAAAAATACAAGAGCTTATAAAAGACGTGGTTTTCGAGTGGTGTGATTTTAGAGCCGCATTTGCACAAACCGTAAACGGTGGTGATTTTATATACGCGGACCCTCCCTACGCACCGGAAAGTGTTACGAGTTTTGTAGGGTATACGAAAGACGGGTTTAGTTTAGACGATCATAGAGATTTGTTTAATTTATTAAAACGTTCTAAAATTGATTTTGTGTTATCAAATGCGAAAGTATACCTCGTAACGAGTAGTTTTGAAGGGTACGAGGTAAAAGATGTACCCGCGAGACGTGCGATACATAGCAAAGACCCTTCATCTACAACAACGGAGGTGCTCGTGCATGGACATGTTAAATTATAACAAAACCGATATTATTAGGTTGTATTTCTTCACTCATTTTCCAATTCCAGAGGTAATAGTGGTTGTGCCCCGTACCTTCCATGAACTTGTGTTCGCGAAGTTCTTCGTCGTCTACGCCTACGTTTACACAGTTGTATACGTCGAAACCGCGATTGCGCGCCATGATTATGGCATCTTTTAAACAGTTCCCAACGTTATAGAACGTGTACGCCTGTTTTATGGTTTCACCACTTGGTTTGTGTACGTAATCCAAACTATAAAACGTGGCGAATTGATCTTTTTCGTCGTTTAGGTACGTATACACTGTATCTTTACGAGGTAGAATCCAGTGTTTGACGTACGATTCGTCTATATCGAGTGAAAGTTTAAACTTTTTTAAATGGTCGCGTAACATTTGCGTGACTCTCGGAATGTCGTGTTCAGTCATTTCCCTAAACTGTGAGGTACCTAAAATACGGTACGTCTGTTCTCGTGCGTTAGAAAACCCTACGCGGTTTAATTTCTTTACGTTTATGAGTCTGTGCCAATACTTGACTTTAGCGATTGGTGTAGGTAACCTTTTTACGACGGTATATACGGCCTGCCAAATATCTTGTAAATTCATACGCCTTTTGAGTTCGCCTATGAGTATGGGTGTAAACTTGGAATCCCTAAGTTGTTCGGAAACGCACAAAAAATTTATTTGGAGCATGTTTAACGTTTTTTCATTCGCGCGAACGCGTAAAGGTATACCCGACATAAACGATACGAGTTTTTTATCGTTCTTTTTACGAATAGCGAGATTCCATTCGTCGCGGTACCCTGGTGGTTGTATTGCCCATTTTACAAGTTCTTTCGAATAGTGAAACTCGAAAAAATCGTCGCGAATATAGTTTTCTTTTAGAAATTCGCAAAGTTCTTCTACGGTACACGAACTCCATTCGTACCCTTCGGGTAACGGGTTTTTTTCGTACCTAAGTTCTCTCGATGAATCTATTTCACCATCTTTTTCAAAAACAACTTTATCTTGAGGAACGGGTTGTTTATTCCAAAACTCGTGTATCATACTATATAAAATAAAGGGCTTAAAGTTTTTAAGCTTGTTTTGTATATAATAATGTCTCTCGAACAAGATTATACTACCGTACCCGGTCAACTTTACGCGTGTCTTTCGGTCGTTGGTCCAGAAGCACCACAAAAAAACGATAAGTTTGGCATCAAGATTAGAGGTGCATTTGCAAGTCGCGACGAAGCGGCTTCACACGCGAAACGTCTTCAAAAAGAAGACTCTACTTTTGATATTTATGTCGTCGATATGTATAAGTGGTTGTTAATCCCACCCGATCCGGCGAAGATCGAGGACGTTCACTATACGAACGAAAAGCTCGAGGAACTCATGACGGGATACAGAGAAAATCAATCTATGGCGGCAAAGATGTTTGCGGAACGAAAACGTGATATGATAGGAAGTTCGAATATGTTTAAACCGGGTGATGAGAACTCCAAGTATTATACGAAACCTGACGAGTCTCCGGTCAGTCACCCAGCCGAAGTTCTCGAGCGTCTCCAAAAGGAAAAGCCGGATGCACCAATGGAAGAACTCGTCAAGGAGGCTGATGCAATTGTTGCTAAGGAGATGGAGGAGGTTCGCGCGAAACGCGAGGCGGATGCTAAAGCTGCATTAGAAAAAGAGGCTAAAGAGAGAGGGTTTAATTCAGTAGAGGCAATGGAAAAGTTTGATGCCGAGAAGGCGAAAGCTGAAGAGGCTGAAATTACAGAATCTAAGGATGATGGCGAAGAGGAAGTCACTTCGGAACCGTAAAAAATAATTTTGTTATATAAATGTAAGTATGTTGAGTATTATATTGAACATAATCACCATTCTTATTGTACTTTTTTCAATTAATTTATTTTTAAGATTGTATAGAGATCAAAAAAATAAAGTAAGTGAGGATGTTACTGCATCTGATGTTGCTACGGACATTATGAAAGACCCACTCATAGTGAGTCGAGCATACTTTACTGAACCTGTTTACGGACCTATTGGTAGTTTTGAAGGTCAACAAACACCTTCGGAACATTTATGGATACAAGGTAAATCTATCCAGGTCTGAGAATGACGGGTTGCATGGTTTTACCCATGAAAAAACCGAGTAAAAAGGCAACAAAAATAATAATGTACCCCGTTTTATCTAAATTTGAAAATATATCGTTTGATTGTTGTGTTTGTAAAGGTGGTAATGGTTGTTGATAATAATTTTGATGTGGAACGTAATACTCGTCTTCCTCGTTACGTCCCCGATCATCAATATCATCGTTTTCTTTTTGTGTGTTATCGAACTCTGTAGGGTTATACTCTATGGGCGTTCCAACTTCGGCTTCCATTATATAAAGATAATTCTATTTTTTTAAGCTCATTATTACTCATCTGAGTATTCACTTTCTTCGTCTTCTTCGTCTTCCAAATAATCTTCGTCTTCGTCGTCATCGTCGACGACAAAATCCTTCAAGTTCCCGTTTTCGTCTGCGTCCGAATCCGAGTAGTCTTCTTCATCTTCGTCACTATCTTCTTCTTCTAAGAAATCTTCGTCGTCCGTTTCGAGAAGATCCACATCGGAATCGTATTCGTCTTCTTTGTAATCGTCTTCGATTTCTTCGAATAACTCTAATCTTTCTGGTACTTTAGAAACTCTACCCGAACGCGTTCGTATTGTCATTATAACTTATATTTATACATTTCTTTTAAGTATTTTACACGTTGTATTTCATTTCTAACGTGTAATTCGTTGAAATAAGCGAGTAGTTTAACAGTTAAGGTATCTATTTCTTCTTGTACTCCCATATCACCTGAAACGCTACTGAGACTTATTTCATCGAGATTGTTTATTGCCCTGTGTAAAAACTTTTTTGACTGTTCTACGTGTTTATTATACTCTAAAGCCATGTTAATGTTGACTAAAAAGTCTTTATAAGCGACTTTGTTTATACCCGAATACTTTAGTGACTCTTTTATGAGCGAGTTAATCTGTTCTGTATTGTTTTTTGGTTTAATTAAAGAAGACGTAATGTATATTACAAACGCTAAAAAGACAACAGGTAACATGTTGTTGTTCTATAATTTAGTTATTATTTTATCTGTAAGCACATGTATGCGCGTTCTACATTTACACTTTTGTTCGAGTTTTCCTTTTAGAATTTGAAACTGAATGTTTTGTGAGTGACACTCTTCACACGTGTAAGATGTTGATACTGAAAAGAGGTTTGGTTTTTTCTTTTCTATTTTCGTAACAGGAACGTCTTTTCCCTTTACGACGTGTTTTTTTATAAAGGAACTGAGCAAGTGTTTAACTTCCTCTGTATCTTGATGTTTAATAACATTGACCTCTTTCTTTTTTGGTTTTTTCTCTAGAAATTTATCTATTTTACCGTCTTTGTAGAGTTTGTTTAGTATGGATGGTGGTAGTTCGTGTCGTCTTCCTGTAAAATCTTTACAGAACCCATAAAATCTTCCTTTCATGGTTTCACAGTTACAAAAACACTTTTGTGTTATTTTACCATTAGAAACACTAAACCATACGTGATTTGAGTTATGTGATCGTTTAAGGTTTTCGCAATAGTGTGATGTTGTTGAAACGAGAAACCTACCTTCGTGTTCGTAAATTTTTGTAATTTTAGCCATACCTTGACCTTCGAGGTGTTTTCTTATGAACTGTTCTAGGTTTGAAATGACTTCTTGATCTTTGAACTCGTTTTTTATTTCATTTGCTGTAAATTCACCTTCCTTTTTTATGTTTGAACCTTCTACGATCACCGGAACACTACATTGTGTTCTGAGTGTAGCCATATGCATGATTTTAGTATTTGCGATGTGTCCTTCTATCGCTTCTAACATGCTAAAAGGTCCGCACCTGTAAATAAAAATGGGTCTGTACTCACCCTGAACTTCTTTACCGGTGTCGTTACATAAGGTACACCCTTGTCCTGAACACGCTTCGTGTTTCCCTTTTTTGTGTGACCACGGCATTCGAAAACCGCTTCCTTTCGTTTTTCTTTCTGAACTTCCGTATACGGAAGCGTCTACTATATCGTCCCATTGTTTAGAGCCATACACTAAGTTAAGTGTGTTAATGATATGTTGTCTTAGGGCTATAGCCGATGGTCTATTAACAACAAAATCAGGCCAATTAATGTGTATACCCGTTTTTATGAGGTGTCCTGCGGGTTTGGGTGCGGCTACGGAAACGAGTGCTTCTTTACCGCCAAACTTTTTAACCTTATCGCATATGACTTTACACACACTTTCCACTTCACCAAACGTCATTTCGTCTTCGTCTTTATAGTCGAGATCGACGAAAAAGTTATAGTTTTCGGTTTTTTGTTCGACGACGAATATCTTTTCGCCGGAGTTATATGCATCTACGTACTTTTCGTAAAATTCGTTCAATCTATCAAATGGCACGGAAAGGACACCACCGTCCATGAGCACATGTGATAAATTGGATCCGTTAGAGAATCCCTGTTCTCTACACCATTGTTTAAACATACTTACCAATTATTAGATTTATTTTTTTATATTAGTCTTCTTCATACTCGTGGTGCCATATAGATCTTCTATAGGACACTTCCGGGTACTCTTCCTGTTCAGATAAAGACTTTTTTAACACGAGAAGTTCATAAACTTTATCTTCCTTGTGTAGTTCCGCGTACCTTTCTGCTTTAGCCTGTGTGTACCCGTGTCTATCTACGAGAAGTTCTTTTATCTGGTGAAGAATGTAAGCTTTCGACTTCATTATTTATTTTATAGAGAAGGTTTTTCTATCGACTGAAGTTACACACGCGTAGAATTCGGGGTTGTTTAGTATGTTTTTAACTATACGATCCCACTGTTTTTTCGTGTTAAACTCCGTGAGTGTTTCAAAAGTCATGAAATCGTTTTCATCGTGTGTTCTCTTGATGGGTTGTTTCTGTGCTTTTTTCAAATTTGTTTTCTGTTTTTCTTCGTTGAATTTTCGTATGAGTTCGTTTTGTTCTTGTAAAGTATAATTTACGAAAAACACGAACACGTTATATTCTAATTCAACGCCTGGACTTTCTTTTACCGTAAACTTATAGCTTGTATATTCGCCTTTTTTGAGAGAAATGACTCCCCTGGTTTCTTCTTCGAGTTCTCTTAGAGCCGTTCTTAGAGGGTTAGGTATTTCTCTTCGCCTGCACCCTCCGGTGACGAATATCCAATCTTTGAATCGTCGATCCCGGACAGTGAGAAACTTTGGTTTATCACCCGTAAACGTTACAGGAATAGCTATTGCCTTGTATTTCTTCATTGCTCATTAGCAAGTTATAATTGAGCGAGATGATTATTCTGAGGATTCTTCTTCGCTATCTTGATTTTTTTCTTTTTGAATTTCAACTTGGGTTGATTCTGAAAACACTTTTTTTGGTGGTGATGGTGGTGGACTGGACAAAAAAGAAACGAGTTTCCCGTTAAACCCTTTAACGTCTTCGAGATCTTGTTTTGTACTTTTGAGTTCTTTATACATGTATGCAGATGCGGCTATACACACTATGATGGCGACAATTATTGCGGTTTCTCTGTCGAAGGTAAACATTTTATACTAAAAAGAGTGACCATGTTTTTAAGTTCATATAATCGCACCCATATGAACACGTTTTTCTTGGGGACACTCGTACCCGTGTTGAGCAAATTGAATCTCCTGGTAATGTCCCTCTTTACACTCCGCATTTTGGGCGGGTTGTTGTTGTTTAGAGTCGACGAGGTGATTCAAAGTACCTGATTTTGGATCGTACGTTATTATAAAAACGAAAGCTGCTAAAAAAATGAGTTTCCAAAACATTTATAATAAGTGGCTAAATTAAATTTAATTGTTTAGTTGGAATACATCAAACCACCCATACCGTTTTCGATGCGGAGGATGTTATAGTTGACGGCATATACATTTTCGGTAGAATTTGACGTGTCATTTACGAGTCTCGCGGAATCCAGTCTACTGAAGTTGAGCGACCCGGTTGGTTGGAGTTTAGACGTATCGAGACAGAATGGGTACAAGAAGAACGAGTCATTAATACCATTAGGAGCGTCTTCGGTTTTAGACGATTGAGTATGATAATACGAAGTTACCGCGGTGTAATGTGGTTCTGTATATTTGAAATCGGTAACATCCGTACCATTGATTTGGAGTTTTATTTTATTGGTTGGTGTACATATACCAAGCGCTTGAGCTCCTTCCGACACAACCAAACACTTAACTGGATGGTTAAAATTCAATTCTTGAATTTTGGAACCCGACGCGATCACCTTTTGTGTTTGGGTAATAAGCATTTTTTGTGGTGTGGAAGACAAAACCGTTCTCTCATCCGTGTCGAGATGAATGAACTGAGAGTATACTTCAAATTTAGCATCAGACGCACCACTATCAGGATTGAAATTAGACCCCCACGTGATTCTCAATTCGACGTCGTGGTATTGAAGTGCAATTAATGGTAAAGCCGATTGTGCGTTTTCGCAAAACGAAAACCTGAGTGGGTAAAACTTATTTTTAGCGGTTACATCTCCAAACCCAGATGTAGATTTAGATAAGTTTTGTGCGAATAAATTTGGTGCAATGTACTGAGAAAAGTTAGACGTTTGTTCGTCGATGACTTGACCACCAATTAACAATTCTACCTTGGAAATGGCAGTTACCCAATTTCCGGCATTAAAACCTCGAGCTTGAGTACCCGTGTTTGCTGCAATATAGACGTATCCGAGCATATCGCCTTTTCTTTCGAAACGAACGGTGGACATACCACCTACAGTTGGGTTCCCCTGGATAACTTGTCTTTCAACAGTTTGGGCGAAATTCGTGTGACGTTTATAGTTAGATCTAAAGAAGGAAACTTCGGGTTGACCGACAAGGTGTGCGTCTTGTGCACCTATAGCAACGAGTTGAGCAATACCTCCAGACATGTTTTATATTATAGTAAGGTTTTATTTTTTTAAACATTTTCCGTGAACGTTTCGTACCCTTTTTTGAGTTCGGTGTATAGTTCAGATAGTATGTTAATGTTTGAATCTACACTGACGTTAGAAACTGTAACAATCTGATAATCAATCGGCATTTTACCTTGCGTTTTTATATCTTTGCTAATGTGGTGATCGAAACAAGCAGATATGGTATACGTGTTTGAATCTGGTGAAAGTTCAATATTAATGTGTTCTCTGCTGGTTAGTTTACGTAATCCTACGTAAAAATTGGGTACTTCGATACCTGTAGACTTAATTGTTTTAGATTCGTTAACATTTATTCCCATTTTGTATATATACTTATTACAAAGATTTTAATACTTCTGGAACAATGTGCCCTTCTTCGTCCGTCCATTCCGTATCATACATGTGTTGATCTTTTCTTTCACCAATGACCATCCAACTAACATTTGCTGAAGACGATGTGTTTTGACACGATATTGTGAGAATGTTTCCAGATACAGAACCTTTTACTGCATCCCAATCAGTTTCGTTTGTTGTAAAACACTGAACGTCTCTGTTTAGAGCCTCAAATGTACCATCTGTCATTTTAGAAACGGTATCTAAGTTTATAGATGCACTCCCGTTTACCAAATCAACACTACCCCTATATATGAGATCAGCTTTTGGACCTTCTATGAAAGAATGGTATAGGTAATGCGTATTACTCATACTTGGAAGCGGGTGATCTATTTTGAAAGAACCACTCATTTTTGAAAGAGAACCCCCAATATATGCAGCACCGGAGACATAAAGTTTATAAGATGAACTTGGGTTACTATATCCTATACTGAGAGTACCAAATTCGGTAAGATACATTTTTGTACTAGAACTTAGATCGTTGTAATCATAACTCCATTTCAATTGTTTAAAGTTTCCACCATCCATACCAACAGACCAACCATAACTACCAGTTTTAAACGTTATAAAAGACTTTTGATTAGAATCAATATTGTCTATAGTTATTCTAGCAGGGTACGACGAACTTGATTGTTTCAAGTATAACCCATTTTGATAGTAACTATTAGTAGAACCGTCACATACGACATGTAAAGGAGCAGTTGGGTTCGTTTCTCCTATACCGAGTTTACCATATTCGGTAAGAACCATTTTTGTACTAGAATTTAGATCGTTGTAATTATAACTCCATTTCAATTTTCCACTATCTGAACCATCCATACCATAACTCCAACCAAAACTTGTACCAGTTTTAAACGTCATAAAAGACTTTTGAGTAGAAGAATATGTTTCTATAGTTAATCTAGCAGGGTACGACGAACTTGATTGTTTCAAGTATAACCCATTAACATTGTAAAATGAACTGCTTTTACACTCGACATGTAAAGCACTAGTCGGTGTCGATGTTCCTATACCGACATAACCACCCCCATTGTAGTATACATATGATCCAGATTCTGTCCATGGACTACTTCCACCACCACTAAACGCTGAACCGTTTTGGTAGAGCGTCCCTGTAAAGTTTATATCACCCACGACATGGAGTTTATGAGTTGGTGATGTTGTTCCTATACCCAAATTACCACTAGGATTTTCTACAAAAAGACCTGTGCTACCTGAAAGTGAAGTTCCAGGGGATATCCTGAATCCGTTAGCGCCTGATTGTGTGTAACCAATAGTCATATAATCATTAAAATCATCATTCCAAAACGTTAATGCAGTATTAGTCATACCTCGTATTGTTACATGTGCATCATATCCACTGCCCGTGGATGAACTAAACATAGCGACTGGAGATGAATAATTTGAACTACTAGATTTATAAACTTCAAATTTTCCGGACGGACTTGTTGTTCCTATACCGACATTACCCGAATTATAGTATATGTCCGAAACTGAGGTTGTCCATGGACTACTTCCACCACCACTAAACGCTGAACCGTTTTGGTAGAGCGTCCCTGTAAAGTTTATATCACCCGCGACGTCAAGATCATAAGCTGGATTTTCTGTTCCTATACCCAAATTACCAGTATTGTCCAGAGTCATTTTTGTATTCGTAGTTAAATAGTTTAAGTCGGTTGACCATTTCAATTTTCCACTATCTGAAGTATCCAAACCATAAGACCAATTTGACGTGGAATTTGTAAACGTCATAAAAGCGTCTCGATCAGTAGCATTTACGTTTATAGTTAATCTAGCAGGGTACAACGAACTTGATTGGTACACGTATAACCCATTATTGGAATTATTATTATCTGCACATTCGATTTGTAAAGGAGCACTTGGTGACGATGTTCCTATACCGACATTACCGTCACTCCTGATTCTGAACCTTTCTGAATTATCCGTGTAAACTACAAATACATTATCTGAAGGAAACCCAAACTTTGCAGTGGAATTACCCGTGTGTGTGATATAATCGGCAATATCACCGGTAAATCCACCACCACTAAACGCTGAACCGTTTTGGTAGAGCGTCCCGGTAAAGTTTATATCACCCGCGACGTCAAGATCATAAGCTGGATTTTCTGTTCCTATACCTAATTTTCCAGTTTCTATTAGAGTCATTTTTGGAGAACCAAGGTTATGTGGGGTGGGTGACCATTTCAGTTTTCTATACCCTGCGGTATCATAACTATCCATACCAAAAGACCAACCATAAATTCCTAAAGAATCGTATTGAAATGAAATATAAGCGTCTTCTGTAGATGAAGCCGATTGTACACTTATTGTTGCGGGGTAAGATGAACTTGATTGTTTCACTCTTAAACCATTATCCGTTTGATAATTATTCGTAACATTTAGGCACTCGATTTCTAAAGGAGCACTCGGTGACGATGTTCCTATACCGACATTACTCGTCAAATAGTATATGCTCGAACTTGACTGTGACCATAAACTACTACCACCAGCTGCCTGCCAAGATGGTAAACCACCGGAAACTGTGAGTACCTCACCAGCTTGACCTATACCCAAATTGGTGAGTGTGGATCCACTAGAATAGTAGAGTAAATCACCTGCGTTATACCCTGTTAAACCTGTCCCACCATCACTTACTGCTAAAGTACCTGTTATAGAAGATGCACTTAGATTGACTGCAAGTTCACCATTTTCTATGACTAAACCACCATTTAATTTCGTATCAACGGAAATCTCGTGTGCTATAGTTTCACCTGAAGTTGCACCTGTACTAGAAATACCGTCACCACCTGTAATAGTTGCAACGTAGTTACCAGTCGTATGTGTTCCCATTTGTATTAAGTTATCGAGTGTAGTTGCACCTGTCCCACCATCACTTACTGCTAAAGTACCGGTTATAGAAGATGCACTTAGATTGACTGCAAGTTCACCATTTTCTATGACTAAACCACCATTTAATTTCGTATCAACGGAAATCTCGTGTGCTATAGTTTCACCTGAAGTTGCGCCTGTACTAGAAATACCGTCACCACCTGTAATAGTTGCAACGTAGTTACCAGTCGTATGTGTTCCCATTTGTATTAAGTTATCGAGTGTATTTGCACCTGTCCCACCATAACTTACTGGTAAAGTACCGGACGATACACTACTCGCATTCAAATCTGATAAACTTGTCCCCGAACCACTAAACGTATCGGCAATTACTGTTCCGGTTGTAGTAACATTACCACATAAAACATTCCCCCAAATATTCGCGGTAATGTAGCCATCGCTTGTTGAGTTTGTTGGTACTATATCGGTACCACTTGGATCACTAAGTGTATATGCAATAGTATATTCTTGTTCATCACCTCTATAACCAGCAACAACGTTTGCAGTTGGCCTGGTCATGATAATACCCATATCAATTGTATCAATGGCGTTTGCATTACCCACTTCAATAAGTGGATCGGAAACGGTATGTATTTTGGAATGTTGAAATGTAGCACTACCCTGAACGAGTAAATTGCCAGTGACAGTTAGGTTTGAAGAAAGTGACGTAACTTGAGTTGTGTCATTATAAGATATTTTACTATCGCCAAATGTATTATCAGATTTTATGTATGGTATTTTACCTGATGTTAGTGTAGTTGCACCTGTCCCACCATCACTTACTGCTAAAGTACCTGTTATAGAAGATGCACTTAGATTGACTGCAAGTTCACCATTTTCTATGACTAAACCACCATTTGCTTTCGTATCAACGGAAATCTCGTGTGTTGTTCCTTCACCTGAAGTTGCACCTGTACTAGAAATACCGTCACCACCTGTAATAGTTGCAACGTAGTCTCCTGTTGTTCCTGTACCCAAAGTTATATCACCACTGTTACCACCACCAGTACCTATATCTGAAGTTAATATATTTGTATTATAAAGTTCTTTAGTTGTTGAATTATACCCAATAACAGTTGTAGATGCAGGATTTGTCACGCGTAAAGGTGACATATAAATACTATCGCTCGTTGGTGCATCAATAGCTGTAGACGAAGCGTTTAAAACAATTGTATTTTCCGCTTGATTTGCAGGAGCTTGTTTACCAAACAGGATTTTGGTAGACCGCTCGATTGTTGGTAATTTTTTAACCATTTATTATAAGCTTGTATTTTAATTTGCGTAAACGAGGCCAGCCATACCATTTTCGATACGAAGTATGTTATAGTTGACTGCGTATATGGGATCGTTAATGGTCATGGATTCACTTATTATTCTGGCTGAATCTATACGACTAAAATTGAGTGTTCCTGTCGGTTGGAGTGAACTCGATGTGATACAAAAACAATATAAGAAAAAGTCCGGGGACGTAACAAAATTTGTATGGTAATAATTCATAACATCTATAAAGTGTGTTTTTGCCCACTTAAAATTGGTTATATCCGAACCATTAACCTGAATTTTTACTTTATTTGTTGTTGATGTTAATGCACCCGTTCCTGATGTTTCTGAACAAGCTATATATTTCACGGGGTGATTAAATGTTAATTCTTGTATACGTTCATTCGACGCATCATTTTTTTGAACTTGTGTAATTATTAAATCGTGTTTTTTTGTAGTAACGTTTTTACGTTCCTGTTCATCAAGGTAATAATAATTAGAATAACATTCAAAGTTGTAATTACCTGCATCCTGGCCCCAATGTATACGTATCTCAACATTGTGATATTGGAGTGCAACTAAAGGTAATGCGGACTGTGCGCTTTCACAAAAAAAGAAACGTAATGGGTAAAAATAAGAATTCGCACTTACACCTGGATGTGGTCCCAATGCACTTTTTGATACGTTCGTTGCAAATGTATCAATAGCTATTTTTTCTGTAAAAATGGCGTCCTGGGTATCTATAACCTGACCACCAATAAGAAGTTCGACTTTATCTATAAGTGTATCCCAATTCTGTATATCAAGAGCTTCTGTGTTATTATCTATAGTGAGATATGTATATCCTAACATATCACCATTTCTTTCGAATGTGATGGATGACATGGATCCTGCACTGGGATTACCCTGTATAACCTGTGGTTCGACGACTTGAGAAAAATTTGTGTGTCTTTTAAATGACGATACAAAAAAACTTACTTCTGGAGAACCTGTGATGTATTCATCTTGAGCACCTATTGCAACGAGTTGAATAATACCTGATGACATTTATAATAAGAAAAGGTTAAAAAATGACCTGAAATTATTCATAGGGCAAATTTCTTTTTTTGCATACAAATCTAAAAACAAAAACTGCATCGCCACAGTCTGCCGCTGTACCGTCCTGTTTATCTAAATTAAACGTCAATCTATCGATCTTTCGAATGGGATTATAGTATTGTTGAACGATTGGATACTCGTTTCTAAAAAATACGGCTTTTTGTTGAGGATTTGAAGCCGCGTGTAATTTGTGTTCACACACGATCGTACCGAATATACCGTTTAGGTGATTATCTGCGTCATCGAGATCGTTTTTACCACGTTGACTGAAGTACGTTTTGAGTTCTTCTATGCCTACGTGTATACACCTTTGAGTATCATCGGTAGTGTTAATACTCGCCGCTAATAACTGTGCCTGAACAACGTTCTCGAGTGGGGTTGGTAAATATAGAGTAAAGTCGGTATCACTGACAGTATCCAGGTTATCGAGTACAACTGTATGGTGTTCGCATTCGAAATCAGGTAAGGTTGATTGACTAGTCACTAAAGCCATTTATATATACCGGAGATTTTACTTCATCTTATAACTCGCTTGTCCGACAACCAATTTTTGGCCGTCGCAAACACCGCCTCGGCTATCCGAGTAGTACGATTTGCCGAGACACTCTTCCTTGGATTCGAGATCGAAGAGCGAACCTTCACTGACGACTTCGATGTCGACTGGGGCTGGTGTATAGTAGCTCGTTTTAAGCATTTGGAGAACGCAGAGTATAGCAAAAACTATGACAATCGCCCTGAGTGTATTTTTGTTCGTGGTGTTGAGTTTAATCATTTGTTATGGACTGAGATTTTTTTATAAAGTGCGTTAAAGAAATTAGAATAGTTTCAATATAAAGAGTAATAGTAATGGACGGAGAGATTATTCTTAATCGTGGCGATACTAACGTTATGAAACTAGATGATAACGAACAGGCACTTATGAACGAGATAGAAATAGAAGTTCCCAGGCCTCAAACTATCAGAAGGCAAATGCCTAAACCGATGAAAACTCAGTTTACGCCACCACAGGCGCAAGTTTTTCAGGAAGATATAGACTCGTTCGCGAACCCGAACAAACAGAACCCACCATCCGCCCCTCCTCCAGAAGACCCAGTCGATTACGGCGAGTACGACGATGAACCCGATACTATGGATTATGGTTATGGGGGTGGTGGAGGAGGATACGCCATGGAAGAAGAGGAGGAAAAACCATCACCTGGGTTTAAAACTATCGACGAGGAAAAGGTTGATCTCGTAAACAAACTTGGGCGTTTGGAAAAAAAAGGGTTTACTGTAAACAAGCGTTTGAATGCTTATTCCCCCGTAGACGAACTTAGAGCCGAAGTTAAGCGGATAACGTATAGTATAGACGTCGATAAGTCTATAAAGTTTTCGAGACGTATGCTTATTGCGTGTACCACGGGTCTTGAGTTTTTGAATAAAAAGTATAACCCATTCGAGATCCAACTCGATGGTTGGTCCGAAAACGTTATGGAAAATGTGGACGATTACGATGAGGTTTTCGAGGAGTTATACGTGAAGTATAGAACGAAAATGCACGTCGCCCCCGAGGTAAAACTTATAATGATGCTTGGTGGTTCAGCTATGATGTTCCATTTAACGAATAGCATGTTCAAATCAGTCATGCCGAACATGAACGATGTGATTAAACAGAACCCGGAACTTGTTCAGAATATGATGTCCGCGGTTCAGAATACGGTGTCTAAATCTCAACAACAAAGTGTATCGAGTGAACCATCGAGTGAAGGTAGTGGAAGACGCGAAATGCAGGGACCAGGGTTCGATATTTCGAGTCTTATGGGTAACATAATGATGCCTCCACAACCACCCATGAACACGACGAGTTTGAATAAAGTCGAAGAACCCGAGATTGATTTGGAAGACGATATTTCGGATATAGCAGAGCCACCAGTATCTGAGGATGTTGCCGATGAAGATAGTGAAGTTCGCGAAGTTAAAGTTACTCAGGCCCAGACCAAGTCTAAAAGAGGTGGTAGTCGAAAGAAAAAAACGGTCGAAATTAATTTGTAAATATAGTATAGTATAGATGATAGCTTATTGTCCTTTAGACGAAGAACCAGTCGAGAGACCTTCGTGGTACCAGGAAAATAAAAGCGTAGCGTCTTCACCTTCGCGTCCGCGTTCGAATTTGAATTCAAAATCGTATGCGGTTTTAGGTCAAGACGATACGGAGTGTAATTACGTCGTAATGTTTTTCATCGCGGGTGTTATTGCCCTAGCGATCATGGATTCACTTCCAAGAAAGTAAACTTTCTACCATTGTGACTTTTCCAGAATGGTAAATTAGTTTAACCACAGTGATATGTACACCCTACAAATGCAGCTGTATATACACTATTTTCCTGTGTTGTTTCTATTCCATTTATGTCTAAATACCTGACACTGTATTCTAGTTCAGTTTCTAAAGTGTCTTCCCACTGAAACTCCCCGTTACTATCTAAATCGTTTACTGTTTCAGTTTTGGTTTCTTGTGTGTATTCTTGTTTCTGTACATTGTCGAGTTTAATGTATTCATTTTCACTAATAGTGGTATTATCGCTATTATGCACGTAATAAGTTACTAATTTGTTTATCTTTTTTATTTGTTTAACTGGAACTTGTTTTGGATTAAAATCACAGTCCATTGTTATTTTTGCAACTGTATAGTTTGCTAAAAACTCACTATCTTGTTTCATACCATATCCACTCACGTTAGATGTGGTTATATAATCACCCGATTCTAAAACACCATTTTCGTTTACTATCCATATACCACCTTCACCTATAGAGTTTACATATACACGTGTATCTCCATCTTCTTTATAAAAATATGAACGAATTTGACCCATTACTTGTGATCTTTCATTTGTATCTTCGCTGGATGATAGCACACCAAAACAAGATTTATCATATGCCTTCGATGTTATTTTTACTATTGGTATAGCTTCATTAACGTGTATATTTTTTGCACCTCGTAATGGAACACCACTAACTGTCATGTAATCGTTTTGATTTGATGATACTATCAAACCTACATAATCATTTACATTATTGGGTTTCACATCTATTATAGAACTCATGTGTTGACCTGTAAATGTACCAATAGCATTGCTACCAGCACTGGCAGTGTCGTTTTCGAATCGAAGTATTCTTTTTAGGGGGTTTCCTGTATCACTTGTATTAGCAAGCCAGTATAAATTTTGATTCCATGTATCAGTGTTATCTGTTGTAGCATACCAATTACCATTAGTTCTATTCATATGTAAAAATGAAGTGTATGTTCCTGAATCTATGGTAACAGTATGATTACTTGAAGAATTTAAAGTAAGTAAACTATCTGGTGTTGATGTTCCTATACCAACTTTACCCGAATTGTAGTATACGTTCGAATTTAATGTTGACCATGGACTACTAGATACTGTCGTCCAAGTTGGTGCACCTGATCCACTCGATGTGAGTACTTGCCCAGATGTACCCGTACTACCATTTACACGCAAATGACCTGATATATTCATACCACCTGATAATGATATTCCTTCATTGGGTGGTCCTTCGTTATAAAAGTCAGAAGCACTGTTGTAATCTGGTACAGCTACCCTTTCAAAAGAATCCGTACCATCGTGTGCGATATAAATTTTAATATTACTAATAAGGTGACCATACATACCATCACCACCTAAAGTATGATTACCTGTCATGTATCCATATTGTGTTTGATTAACTGCTTGATTAACTACCCCAAAATAACAAAATCTTGGGAATCTTCCTTGCATATCTCTAACTGTCTCGTTTGCGGTTAAAGATTGTGATACACCGTTTATCCATAATTGTGTAGTTGCTGTACCCTCGGTGGCGCCATTTCCAGCTGTATTATCTACTTTAACACATACATGGTACCATACATTTTGACTAAACGTATAATTTACAGTATAGTCAGCTTCTACGGGTATATTAACGGCTGTTGAGTTATCTGGCGAATATTGTATTTTGAATCCCGAACTTGTAATTTTATGACCGTATCCAAACGCAGTATCTCTATAAGCAGTGAATACCAATTGTCCACTCGTCCCAAATGTACTTTGTGCATAATCTTTTAACATAAACCAATACGAGACTGTATATACACCACTTAAAGCGTTCGTAACATTACCTGTAATGGTATCTCGTGCTTCATGAATAAACCCCTGTGCATAAGATGTACTTGTTCCAAAATATAACCCTTTATTTACATCATCGTATGTAATCGTATTGTATAATTTCATACGATCTTCATAATAGACGTACCCATCTTCACGATTTAAATAAGGGTTACGTTTCTTAATATCACATATCACGTAAGGTATATTTGTAGTATTTGTATTTTTAATACAATCACTCGTCATGGTATTATAACAAGCCGACATACCATCTGTAGTTAGATTTGAAGATATTGGATTGTTTATGTAAAGTTTACCGTTTTGTATACTTTGTGTACCATCTATAACCAGTCTATGGTTTATGAGAGGTGGTGCTTGTGCATTTGCATTTTCATTTTGTTTATGAAAATCACTAGCTTCTACGATAGAAGTGGACCCTAAATTCCAATTTTCCTTGATGATATGATCTGCATATTCAGGTACACCTATACCTACATTACCTATACCCGTTAAGGTTAATCGAGAATAAACCGCGGAAGCTTCTTTAAGAAATTTAGACCATACTTCAGATACTACTCCAATTGAATCGGGGGTTGGAACATAAAGCGGATGATTTTCACATGTCATACCTTCTAAAATAACACTTGGTGATTTAATACGTATTCTATCAGGACCTCTGGAATTAAGACCTCGAACGTGTCCAGATTTAAAAAGTAAGAGTTCGGATAAATTATCATCACCAGTATATTGTGATGTATTTATGATTTGTGACCTAAAAATACTATGTTCATCTTTAGTATTTTCAAAATTTATATATCCGGTAACGTAACCCGCATTGGTATTACTTTCTATATATGATTTATCACCACCTACACTTAAAAAACGTACTTTTAAATCACCACCTATCGTCGTTGTCCCTAAAATTTTTATCGTAGGTGCGAATCTTGTAAAAGAAAAAACCGTACTCCCACCATACGTGGTTCTATTACTACCCGTTACTCTAGCCTCATTACCTGTAAAACCATTATAATCATATTTCATAGAAAATAAACAAAATTCCCCGTTTTTTGACATAGATGTAGGTAATCCACCTAACGAGTATAGATTGAATGATTCACTATAATTTGTGTAATAAATACCATTCCAGTCTAATATACAGTAACTTTTTGGAAGATAGTTAGTTGTATCCCATCTCGGAAAAATACCACCACCATCCCAGTAATATTTTTCTTCAATACTTGAGTTACCTGTAACTATACGCGTTCCGTCGTATTGCATAAATAAAAAAGTGCCAAATGAATCTTTTTCACCTGTAACTGGTTTACCTGTTAACCAATTATAAGATGTATCATTTATCCACTCGGCTGCAAAAAAACACCTTCTGTTAGGTGCAGAAACTGCTATAAAAGTACCGTCTTTATTTATAGCTACACTAAACCCAAAAGCTGGATTAACGGGTGTTCTAGTACCACCAGATTCAATAGTAGTATCAGTAACACTTTTTATAGTTGTAAGTTTTGCATCAGTATATTCTACGTAGGTAGGACAATCAGTATAATCAAATGGAAGTGTTCTTTGTGTCCATGTACTCGCGTTTAAAGGATCTTTTGCGTATACGTATGCTAAACCATTACCATAAGCATTACTGTAAGATGGATAATAATTACCCGGACCACCGGCTATAACAACCTGACCATCTGCCGAAAGTTTACATGAAAAACCGAAGTTGTCTGAGTGTGTTATAGTTGTTAAAAGTGTGGCCGAAGACCCTTTTGGCCAAGACCATAACTCGATTTTATGATCACCAGGTCTACCAATAACAAATAACGAATCATCATCACCTGCCACGTCTACATCTGAACCGTAATGTATGGTGCCAGAATCAGAAGTCCCTAGATAACTATTATTATTCCATCCGGATGAACGTTGAGTCCATGTCGTTCTAGCTTGATTTTGTGCATCAAATACATAAGCTCTATTATCTCCTGGTGCACCAACTATAATAGTATCTCCCGGTGAATCCATGGCAATTTTAAACCCAAATAAACTATTTGAGTTTCCTGGATTTGAAATAGACGTTGCGTATTTAGTTGCGTACAAATTACTTGTATAAACTGTAACATTATCATCTGAACCTATAGCAAAAACTGTACCCGTATTATTTTGACACGAAGATATACCAAAATTAGTTCTACCAATAGCATTTGCATCTGTTAAATTATCATAATGTTCTGGATTAAGTTGGGCGACTAATTCCTGCGTAGCCATTTTACTAATATAAGAAACGAATTAAAAAAATAAAAATTACAATGGGCTACCGTTTACGGATTGTGTAAGACTTGACTGTTGTCCAAAATTTATAATTGTACTACCTCTTTCACTTGTAACATTAATACCACTTATATAACGCCCATTTCCTATAAAACCATTTTCTGATGTAGTGCGTATATCACCTTTAACATCTAATGGGTACGCTGGTGTTGTTGTTCCTATACCAACATTACCTGAGCTTCTATAAATATCTGACCCTGACAGTGTCCAAGGACTCAAACCGCTACCGGTAACTGTTGCCCAAGTTGGTGCACCACCCGTTCCACTCGATGTGAGTACTTGACCAGATGTACCTGCACTACCATTTGCATATATTGCGTTTGTAAAGTTTGATGTACCCACGACGTGGAGTTTATAGTTTGGATTTGTTGTTCCTATACCGACATTACCTGAAGTGTAGTATACGTTTGTACCTGAGGTTGTCCATGGACTACTCGCTATTGTCGTCCAAGTTGGTGCACCTGATCCACTCGATGTGAGTACTTGACCAGATGTACCCGCGCTACCACTTAAATACATCGTGTCTGTAAAGTTTGATGTACCCACGACGTGAAGTTTATAAGATGGTGACGTTGTTCCTATACCGACATTACCTGAAGTGTAGTATACGTTCGAATTGAGTGTTGACCATGGACTACTTCCACCGGATACTGTCGTCCAAGTTGGTGCACTACCCGTTCCACTCGATGTGAGTACTTGACCAGATGTACCTGGAGATAGATTAGAGAGTGTAGTTGTTCCGGATGCATAGAGTATATCACCTATAGTGTAACTTGTAAATCCGGTACCACCTCTATTAACCGGTTGAGTTTCACCTTCTAATGTACTTATTCGAGTAACATTATCTGTAAGATCAGTTTCCAAAGTACCTATTCGAGTAACATTATCTGTAAGATCAGTTTCCAAAGTACCTATTCGAGTAACATTATCTGTAAGATCAGTTTCCAAAGTATCTATTCGCGTGACATTATCTGTAAGATCAGTTTCCAAAGTACCTATTCGAGTAACATTATCTGTAAGATCAGTTTCCAAAGTACCTATTCGAGTAACATTATCTGTAAGATCAGTTTCCAAAGTACCTATTCGAGTAACATTATCTGTAAGATCAGTTTCCAAAGTACCTATTCGAGTAACGTTACTATTTAGATTTGAAGTTGATGCGACGACACTGAAGTCTGCTGTCCATGTTACTGCAGAAGACCCGTTGTAATTTCCACCACTTAAACCGGAACCGGCGGTAATACTATACGGACTCGCCGAACCAACTAGAGACACGTCTGCCCATGTAGGTACACCGTTATCATTTTTGAGAAAGTAACCTTGTGTACTCGAACTCGCCGCTATATTTGTAAAACTTGATGTTCCATTTGCATATATTAAATCACCGCTTGCAAAACTTGTTAAACCTGTCCCACCTCTGTTTACGGGTTGAATTTCAGTTTCTAATGTACCTATTCGAGTAACATTATCTGTAAGATCAGTTTCCAAAGTACCTATTCGAATAACATTATTTGTAAGATCAGTTTCCAAAGTACCTATTCGAGTAACATTATCTGTAAGATCAGTTTCCAAAGTACCTATTCGAGTAACATTATCTGTAAGATCAGTTTCCAAAGTACCTATTCGAATAACATTATCTGTAAGATCAGTTTCTAATGTACCTATTCGAGTAACATTATCTGTAAGATCAGTTTCCAAAGTACCTATTCGAGTAACATTATCTGTAAGATCAGTTTCCAAAGTACCTATTCGAGTAACATTATCTGTAAGAT